CGGTGCGCGGATTAATGATATTTTGGATGCTATATCTTGGCCTGCAAGTATGCGCGATATTGATGCCGGGCAGACAACTATGCAGGCTGATCCAGGCACAGCACGCACGGCGCTACAGGCATGCCAGACCATTTCGACCAGCGAGTACGGCGCATTTTATGTAGATGCCACAGGCTCATTTGTATTTCAGGATCGTGCCTTAACTTCATCAAGCGTGGCCGCTACGCCTACAGTTTTCACCGATGATGGCTCACCTGGCCTGCTTTACTTTGATGCAGCCTGGGTACTAAACGATGTGCTTATTTACAACCAGGCCAATATCACACGCAGCGGCGGCAGTACTCAGGTGGCTACAAATCAGGCATCGATAGATAAGTACTTTTTGCATAGTTACACCCAATCAGACCTGCTAATGCAGACCGATGCCGTGGCTTTGGATTATGCCCGGGCTTATGTGGCAAGCCGCGCTGAGACTAGCGTGCGGTGCGATGCCATCGTGCTAGACCTTTATACGCCTGATTACGATGCAGGCATAGTTGCAGCCCTAGATTTAGATTTTTTTGACCCAATCACAGTACAGACTACTCAGCCAGGCTCAACTAGCCTAGTCAAAACCCTGCAAATCTTTGGTGTGGCTATGAGCATCAACCCGAATAGGTGGCGCGTACAATTTACTACGCTAGAACCTATTTTAGACTCGTTTATATTGAACAGCACACAATATGGCGTTTTAGGTACTAACACGCTTTCTTACTAAGGAGATAGAAATGGCAATATCAGGCTTTCCAACCGTAACCGGGGATGTGCTGACTTCATCCACGATGAACTCGCTAGTGCAATTTGATGTGGTAACACAAACAGGCGATTACACAGCGACCACAAACGATAATTACCAAGAGATATTTTTAATGAATAAGGCAACCGCTATTGCTTTTAAACTGCCTACTAACGCTACAACTGCTTTCCCTATCGGCACAGTGCTAACAGTGCTTAATATCGGAGTTGGAGTTTGCACAATTTCAGCCGTAACACCTGGTACTACTACCGTGCTAAGCGCCGGGGCTACTGCCGCATCTCCAACATTAGTGCAGTACAAATCAGCGGCCTGCATTAAAACTGGCACAGATGCCTGGTATGTAGTGGGTGCAATCGCCTAATGATCCCTAATTTAATTGCTGGCACAACTGGCATACCTACACCACCAACAGTAACTTTAGATTATTTGGTAATTGCAGGCGGCGGTGGCGGCGGTGCTGCTTATGGTTCAGGTGCAGGCGCAGGTGGATATTTAACATCAACATCTTTGGTGCGATCTACAGGCGTAAATTACACGGTTACAGTAGGCGCAGGTGGCGCGGCAGGTGTTGGAAATGTGGGCGGCAATAATGGTACACAGGGCGCAAACTCAGTATTTGATACTTTTACATCTATAGGCGGTGGTTATGGCGCTACGCGTGGCGGTTCATCGGTATCATCTGGCGGTTCAGGCGCAGGCGCTTCATGGCGATCAAATGTAGCGGGAACTGGAACGGCTGGTCAAGGAAATAACGGCGGCGTTGCAGTAAGTACATCTACAGACGAAGGTGTATCGGGCGGCGGTGGTGCTGGCGCGGCTGGTAATTCTCCAGGTGCAAAAGGGCCTGGTAACAAACAAGACGGTGGCGCAGGTGGTGGTGGTTTAGCATCATCAATTACTGGCACATCAATAACTCGCGCAGGTGGTGGTGGCGGTGGTGGGTCTAAAGATGGAACCGGAAGTGGTGGTGCAGGTGGCGCAGGCGGCGGCGGTGCGGGAAGTGCCGATACAACTCCTGCAACTAGCGGAACTGTAAATACAGGCGGTGGTGGTGGCGGTGTTGGAAATTTTGGTGGCGTTAGCACAGGCGGCGCAGGCGGTTCAGGTGTAGTTATTTTGCGTTACGCAAATACCAGCACAATAACAATAGGTGCAGGTTTAACTGGATCAACTGCTACAGATGGATCGTTTAAAGTTACAACAATAACCGCAGGCACAGGAAATGTGAGTTGGTCATAATGGCACATTACGCATTTCTTACTAATAACATTGTTACCGAGGTAATTACTGGCATTGATGAAACTGAACTAATTGAAGGCCAAGACACTGAGACTTGGTACGGTAATTTCAGAGGCCAGACATGCAAGCGAACAAGTTACAACGGCAACATCCGTTACAACTATGCAGGCATCGGCTATACCTACGATGCGGATGCGGATGCTTTTATTGCACCACGCCCTGAGTGTGGCCACACAGAGTTATTTTTAAACGACAACTTTAAATGGAATTGCCAGAGGTGTGAATTAGATGCTAACAAGTTATAACGGTTGGCCTGCTAGTAAAGATCAGGCCGAGATAGGCGTAAAGCCATTTCCAATTAAAGGCACAGCCATTAAGATTAGGTGCGCTAAGGATGCCGGGCCACTACTTGCTGCATTTGCTGCAGAATTCCACGCCCTTATTGAACCGATCGATGAAGGCAAATTAGATGATTGGGCGTATGCCTTTCGCATGGTACGCGGCACAACCGACAAATTATCGTGCCACAGTAGCGGTACAGCCATTGACTTAAATGCCACACAGCACGCGCTAGGCAAGATCGGTACATTTCCAGCGGAAAAAGTGCCAATGATCCGCGCCCTGGCTAAAAAATATGGTCTTACATGGGGCGGCGATTACCGCAACCGTAAGGATGAGATGCACTTTGAGGTATCCATTAATCAAGAGCAAGCAAGAAAACTAACCAAAAAATTAGGGCTAGACGGAGACAAAAATGCAGGAGCAAATTAAAGCAATAGCACTAAGTTATGGCCGCGCAGCGGTAGCAGCCGTGGCTGCGCTTTACATGGCAGGTGTAACTGATCCGCGCACACTAGCCAATGCCTTTATTGCAGCCGCAATAGGGCCTGCACTAAAAGCCATCGACCCAAAAGCGAAAGAGTTTGGCATAGGCCGTAAGTAATGCACAAACTGATAGGGGCGGTAATCCTTTCGCTGCTTCTATCAGGGTGCGGCTATCAAGGATGGGTGAGATATGAGTGCCAAGAGTACGAAAACTGGGCAAACGCTGAGTGCCAGCCGCCTGCCTGTGAAGTGGTGGGTACATGCACCCGGGATTTACTCCCAAAAGAAGTATATGAAGCGCCTAACACCTGAGCAGTTACATGCCAGGCTAATTGTGTTTATTGGTTGTACCCTTGCATTGGTATTTGCTTTTAGCGTATTAGGCATGCTTTATGCCCTTATCTTTGTAACTCAGCCTATCGGCAATCAAGCGCCCAACGATCGAGCGTTTATCGATTTACTTACCACGCTAACCATATTTTTAACAGGTAGTTTAGGTGGCGTACTGGCTGGTAACGGCCTTAAATCTAAGCCTAAACAACAGGATGAGGAAATAAAACCTTAGACTTTGGCGTGTCTAACCTTGCTTTATGTCGGTGCTGCGCTTTACCCTTTTAGTAATGGTTGGAAGGCCAGGATAAAACTAAACTAAGGGGCTAAAATGGATATGGAAATGTTGTTTGCGTGGGCTATGTTGTACACGCTAGGTGTGGCAGTTGTGTTTTACTCAATGGGAGTAACGGCAGGCCGTAAGGATGGATACTTACGTGGCCGCGCTGCAGGCATGCGCATTGGTGCAGATCGCCGGGTGTCTCAATGATTAACTTTGATGAATATGAGGATGTAAACGCTCGCATTAAGCGGTTCAGGGCAGCACATCAAGTTGGCCGCATTGAAACCGACATTGTGGAGTGTGATCTAGTCAAGGGTTACATCCTGGTACGCGCTCGCGTTTATCGGGAACATGAGGATTTAGTGCCAGCGGCCGTTGATTACGCTTTTGGCCGTCAAGACTTTTACCGCGAAAACATGAAACGCTGGATGGTCGAGGATACTGTTACATCTGCAATAGGCCGCGCAATATCGCTGCTTATGCCAGTTGAGGCTAGGGCAACTAAGCAAAACATGGATCAGGTAGAAAATGCGCCTATAGTCGATGTATGGGCAACCGTGCCTGCTAGCGAAGGCAGCGCCATATCGATTGGTTCAGCCGTTGAGGTGCTTAAATCGCAATTAGGTGGGGAAATCACCGAAACCGTGCCTACATGCTTACATGGTAGGCGCATCTGGAAGGAAGGCGTAAGCACAAAAACTGGCAACGCCTACAAAGGATGGGTTTGTGCTTCTCCTACAAAGCCACAATGCCCTGCAGAGTGGGTGAAATGATGAGCGATCAAGCATTTATGACCAGCATAAGGCAGTTGGAGTTTGCTGTATCGATGATTGAAATGGTTTTAAAGCAGGCGCATGATGATGATAAAACATCGTTGGAATTTAGCGCCATCCGCATGAGTACAAATGCCATTTTGAAGCAATCACAGGATAAGGATAAATGCCTGTTGCGTATACATCAACGCTTGAACAAAATCATTAGCGAGGTGAAGCCAAATGGGTGAATTTGAGATAATTAACCTAAATACAGGCAAACGCCTACGCGTTGAAAAAGACGGTACAGAGTTACGCGATGAAGTCGTGCCGCCTGCGATCGAGTGGTGCGACAAAGGCCAGCATTTTGCACCCAAACTACATGGCCAGGATGTGTACGACACCTTATGGATTTGCTTGGCCTGCCAACAATGAACCGCGTGGTGCTTGATTACGCGCAAGAGATTGAGGCACATCAAGTGGGGTTTGCCCGGGTTTACGCCCTTAAAGGCCGCCCCGATCATCCAGGCAGGTTTAACAAAGGCATTAGCCTGCATGAATTCATAGGTGAAAACGCTGAGGCTGTAGGTGCTGAGATGGCTGTGGCTCAATTCTTTGGGCTACGCAACTTTAAACCTACGCTCAACACATTTAAAAACGAAGCAGATGTAGGTAGCAGGCTTGAAGTCAAATGGACTAAGTACGACAACGGCAGCCTGATAATTAATAAGACCGATAGGCAGCAAGATGTGGCCGTGTTGGTAACTGGTCGCAGCCCGGCGTATTACATAGCAGGTTGGATACCTGTAAGCATGGCTAGGCAGGCCTGTTTTCATCATAAAGGCCAGGATAATTACTGGGTTACTCAGCGCGACCTATTCCCTATTAGCGATCTAAGGAGTAGCACACATGGCAACAGCATCGACTAATTGCCGAATATGCAAGAAAATACAAAGCCACAAAATAGTAACCGTTACCGATAACCTGCCGCCCGATGTACACGTGTTGGAGTGCATGGGATGTGGGGTCTTAGGTGTTATGCGCATTGATGTAGAACCTGAGCCAGAGCCTGACCCTAATCAACTCATGGATTGGATGCACACTTGCCCTTGCGGCTATTCGCTAAAATCGGCTTATGGCTTCTTGGATGGCCAAAAAGAAGTTAGCAGGATGCTCGCATCACACATTAGGGCTATGCACATGCCTGTGGATAAAGATGTGTGAACAACCTATGAAACGATATTTGACTAGGGTGCTACGCTATGGTCGCGCTCGCGAGCCGCAACTGCGGATGGCTCGCCTGCGACTTACTACGCTATTGGGGGCGCTTACTGTTTTCACAGCGGCTACCCAATTACCTGCATATTCAAGCGATACTGAGTTATATAAGTTATATGCACACATGAAAGTACTAGATGATAAGCAGTACAGATGCTTGGTTATATTGTGGCGTATGGAAAGCAACTGGCGGCCAACAGCCCGGAATAACAAAAGTACTGCATTTGGTATACCTCAACTGTTAAAGATGAAAGAGACTAATCCATTTAAGCAGATAGATTTAGGCCTTAAATATATAAGTCATAGGTATTCTGGTGATACATGTAAAGCATTGGCTCATCATAAAAAGCGAGGTCATTACTAATGAGTACCAAAGCAGGCAACCATCGAGGCAAAACAGCCTACAAAAAGGCTAGGTTGATGGTGTTAAGGCGAGATAACTACACATGCTTCTACTGCCAGGGTGAGGCTAACCAGGTGGATCATGTTGTGCCTTTGGCAATCGATGACTCATTACACAACGCTATTAATATGGACAACTTAGTAGCCTGTTGTGGTGATTGTAATAGGCGTAAAGCAGCCAAGCCTATGCGTGTTTTTTTAGCCACTGCGCCTAC